CCTGCCTTCTTTGGCCCTCCACAATTTGCTCTATTTGTTAAACGCGTACTTCTTATTCCTCTTACTCCTGCCATTATAATATCTACCAACATTTTTTTTTTCTATTTTTCCTTTTTTTCGTATCCTGGTATTAATTCACTAATATGTCCTAATTCTTCATGTGTATTAATATCATATAATACATCATTAGAATCATAATAATACATCTTACCATCAACTTCTATTATCTTAACAGTAACTTCTTCTTCTAAATATTCATCATTATTTTCTTCATCTACTACATCTGTTGTTTGTTTTTCTTTATTATCATCACTATCACTTACATATACATTTGTTTCTTTTCTTGGCCTACCTGGTTTTTTTTTATTTGCTTCCTTTTCTGCTTTCGCTGCTGCTTTCGCTGCTAACTTTTCTGCTTTAGCTGCTTCTTTAGCTTGTTCTTTCTGTTTCTTAGCATCTTCTTTTGCCTTTTTTTTTGCTTCTTTTTCTGCTTCTTTTTCCGCCTGTTTTTCTGTTTTTGTCATTTTTTTTGGTTTTATTTCATTATTGTTTATCATTGTTTGTTCTGTTTCTATTTCTACTTTTTCTACTATGGTAGATATTTCAATTTTATTTTGTTCTTCAGCTTCAATTACTGTTGATTCTAAAACAACTGTTTCCTTTTTAGGTCTTCCACGAGGTTTTTTTTCTTTTTGTTCTTCTTCTTTTTTTATTTTTTTTTCTTCTTTAACACGTTCACGCATATCAGTTTTTTCTTTTTCTTTTTCATAATTTTTAATTAATGTTTTTTTTTGTTTATCATTTAAATATATTATTTTATTGTATTCTTCATCCTCAGGAACATAATCTTCACCTTTAATGTCCCACAACTCTTTAATCTTTCTTGTAATATCAATAGGTCTATATTGTGAATAATCTGTTATATTATTCTCACGAAACAAAAGTGAATAATATACTTGTTTTTTTGCTGCAGCTTTTACAGCTTTTGTGCGAACAAAATCGCGTAACCCATCATCAGGGTAACTATCTTTAAGTCTTTGATTTATTACAGTTGACATAATTATTTTTTATTCGTATAAATCCTATAAAATCATTTCAATTTTTTTTTATTTTTAATTCTATGTCCTTTTATTTTTTAAAAATACTTAAACAAAATATTACATTTAATTTATGAACCAAAATAAACCGCGTTATTTTGAATATACCAGTGCCGCTGTTCCTGTAATTAATAAACTAGAACCAAAAAAATTATCTCCTTCTAATAATGATCAATTTAGTAATACACCATATACAAGTCCTAATATGTATGCTTTTTATATAATTTTAAAAGATAAACTTTATAATCAAGATATTAGTATGACAACAAGTAATGTCTATTACATTTTACAGGGTTCTGGGACATCAACAATAAATACTGTAAACAATAATTTTGCTAGTATTTTTCCCGAAGACAAAATAATTAGATGGAATAAAGGAGATATATTTACTATACCATACGCCAATGGTACAGTTAGTCATAAAAAAAATGATAATTGTGAAGAAGAAATAATTATTTTTACTGTAAACGATCTACCTTTAATGATGTATTTAAATTGTAAACCAAGCTTACCACGTTTTAAAGTTACATATTATAATCATGAAGAAATGATGAAAGAAATTGAAAAATATAATTCTCAAGAAAACGCAACGAAAAGAAATCGAAATGGTATCTTACTTTCTAATTATCAAATGATTGAAGAAAAATTAAACACATTAACACATTCAATGTGGTCATTATTAAATGTAATAAATGGTAATACAATTCAAAAACCACATAGACATAATTCTATTGCAATAGATTTATGTACTGAAATGAATGACGATGACTATGGAAAAATATATACATTGATGGGTGAAAATATAGATGATGATGGTAATATTATAGAACCTGTTAAAATGTTATGGAAAAAAAATTGTACATTTACTACACCACCTGGTTGGTGGCATTCTCATCATAATGAAAGTGATAATCCTGCCTGGGTATTTCCAGTACAAGATGCTGGGTTACACACATATTTTAGAACACTTGATATACAATTTAAATAATATAAATAATATAAAAAGATTTTGTTTATTAATTATAATGTATTATTAATGAACAATATATACAAATTCGTTCTAATCCCTTTTTTTTCATCATTTACCGTTTACTGGTCATTATCATTCTATTATTTTTTAAAAGATTATTATGGAGATTTAAAAGGACGAATAGATCCCAACATTAATTGGAAATTATACAATAAAACATTATTTCATGTTTTATATTTACAATTTTTTTATAGCCTACCTATTATGTATTTACTAATACCTGTTTGGAAATGGCGAAATATTTCAACTACATACGATTCCATTGTTTTTAATGATATTATTAAATTAGTATTTAATGGTTTATTTGGCGAAACAATATTTTATTGGTTACATTATTGGTCACATTTTATATTTTATTCAAAAGTACATAAAGTTCATCATGAATGGACAAACCCATCAGCACTATGTGCTGCATATGCTCACCCTATAGAATACGTATTCATAAGTTTACCTTCATTTTTATTACCACCAATTATAACAGGATCTAATTGGATAATAACAAATATTTGGTTTGTTATTGCAACAATTAGTGTTGTACTTGATCATTCTGGTTATAAGAATATTCATTATAGTGAATTTCATTGGAAACATCATAAATATTTTAATGTTAATTATGGAACAGATACAATAGGTGGGGTTTTATCACATATTTACAATAATTATTTTTAGATTTTTTATATACATTATATTATATATAATGAATCTTAATTTTAAAGACATGTTAGAATCGCGATTACCTACTGCTGATAAAGGCTTATTACATAAAATTGGAATTAGAAGAAATATTCGCATTTCTAATTCTTGCGAAAAAAAAGCATATGTAATAATTGCTCCTACACCAATAATATCAATAAGTACAATTGGTGTAGATAAAATTGGTAATATTGAATATGAAACTCATGGTGATTATAAAAGTGAAGAAATGTTAATATTACCAGGACAGGAAAAACATTTTGAATTAGAAACAAGCAAAATATATATATCTGCATTAATTGAAGTTGAACCTACTGTATGGAGACAATGGAGAAAAAATAGATTAATTGATAGTAAAAGTACTGATTATAATATTACAAAATGCGCACCAGAAGAATGTATTGATACATCATTTTTAGACTATTCACGTAAATGATTTCATATTTTTTAATATAAACTTACTTATTTTTTTGTATAATTTAAAAATATTCTTTCTATAACTATACATTAAATAAAAAATAAGGAAAATTATTAAATAATAAATTATATGTAATACTACAAAGAACAATATATACATTTTCCACCCAAACTGTTTATTTTTAAATGTTGGCCATGTATCTAATAATATTCTTTCTGATTCTGGTGTTCGTTTTTTCCCATGTATTCTATACATCATAGGATGACAAGAATTAGATAATATTGTAGTGAACAAATCATAATTTGTAAAAAGTAAATAAGTCATATTGGGTTCTAAATCCATATCCTTTGCCAAGTCTTTCAAATAAAAACATCCAATTACAAGAGTATTAATATGATCATTTTCTAAATTTAAAGGATCAATATCTCTAAGAAACGGTTTCCTTATTTGATAATTTAAATTATTGTAGAAATATTCATTTACCCACCATGATTGCATTTCTGCGATTGCAGCAATACTTCCCATTGTTGGTCTTGAAAAACCAATGAATGCCAAATTATTTGTATTTTTTGGTATTATTTTTTTTATAAATTCATCATCTGTATATTTTTTATCCAAAAAAGGAAATTTTTTTCTATATCCTGTTGCACATACAATAATATCGACATTTTTTATGGAACCTTCTTCGTATTCGATTGTATTGTCTTTAATTTTATTTGGAAATTTTATTACTGTAACTTTATTTTCATATATGTCTAGTAAAAATTCTGTTCTTTTAACAACATATTTCTTAAATAGATTATTGGGTGTTTCGTTTATACTGCATAATTTTTCATGAGAGTGGATACAATTATTATTCATATTACAACTATTTCCGAATGCTAATATATTACCTAGTATATATCTACCATATTCATGCCATATTGCTGACATTGGTTCAGGTAGATTATACTCTACATAATTTAAATTCATATCAGTTGGTTCATCTTTATCCCTATCGAATGGAAATAATATTTTCAACCCTTTATCATTTATTGATATTGCTCTTTTTATATTTTCTTCTGTATCATCTCCAGGAGGAAACCATTCAATATAATTTTTTGTAGTATAATATAAATCAGCATTATTATTTACTAAAATATGACCTATATCAAACGCACTTTCAGCACCACCTATTAAAAGTATTTTCTTGCCGTAAAATTTTTCTTTCCATTGATATTTATCCATGTAATAAATATCTTGTGTATGATAAATAGTTCCTTTGAAATTATCAACTATATCTGGAAATTTTTGATAATTATTAAGACCTGTACAAACTATTAATTTTTTACTTATTAATTTATAATTTATATTATTAAGTTTATAATTAACTATCCATTTTTCTTCATTATTTTGATTACATTTTTCTACAGTTGCTCCATATTGAATATATTTATCCAATTTAAAATGTTTTTTATAATTATTTAAATAATCAATATAATTTTGTATTGTAAACCAAGTACCTAATTTTTTATCCATTGGAAAATCACTAAACCCTGAAACATATCTTGACGATGACCATCTAAAATAATCCTTTTCTTTTATATTTGAAAACATTCCATTACAATTATTACATTTTTCTAAAACAATAATTTTTTTATTAGTCTCGGAAAATGTTTTACAAGTAGTTATTCCACTTTGTCCAGCTCCAATTATACATATATCATATTCTTTCATATATAATATATACCTTAAAAATAATAAATATTCTTTATTTCCTTCTTTTTATTTCAAAATCATAATCACTTTTTGTTAATTTATAACCCCAATGTTGCAATGTTTGGCGTATTTTAGGACTTATTGTTTCATCGTTCCATTTACCTCCTTTTTTTTGAATCTGTGTAATTAAAAATTTTCTAAATCTTCCATTTTTACCAGCTAATGATTCCCATCTTGCAATTTGCCTTTCATCATCTATACTTCTTTTTCCCATATAATAATCGCAATACCAGTGTACCCACCCATAAGGATGTGATTTTCTCATCCAATTTTTATTTTCCCAAAATTCTAATGTAGTTCCTACTTTTACACCATATTTATTTATTTTAACATCATATTGATCAAAAGGTTTTGTAAGATGATGTTCTGGAATATCTTTCCACCATGATTGAGGATATTTTTTATGTACATTTTTTAATTTATTATTAAAAAACTTTGACTTGATAGGTCGCCAATATGTTCCGCCAAATGAACCTAATTTAAATATATCTCTTGGTGATAAATTTGGTTTAAAAGATATATTTTTATTTTTAATTGTACGTCTATTTTTCACTTTATTTTTTTTTGTTTGCATTGTTAATAATATAAAATTATATAAATATATTTTTAAAATTTATATAATTTATTTTTTTGTATCTGGTTTTAAACAAATACTTTCTCTTTCAACTATTACACGATTTTCCATAATAAATTTACCTAATTCATCCACTTTATTTTGATCGCCATTAAAATATTTATCCAATACTTCTTTTAAAAAATTTTTACTAATTGCTTTTTTTGTTTTAGACTTTCTATAAACAATTCTTCCATCATTTATATCAAAACAATCTATTTCATTTGAACGCATAACATTCATTAAATTTGCTGATATTTCTTTTTGTTTTATTTTTAGACGTTTAATTTCATTTTGTCTTTCTTTAATTAAATGTTCATATGAAACATATTCTTTTATTGATTTTACAAGTTGTTCTTTTGCATTATTATCACTCATATATATTTGGTATCTATTTTTTTAAATCTTTTATTTTTTGTTTTTCTTTTTCATATATGAAATATGATATGAACACATTTCACTATCACATAATCTATTACACACTTCACCCTTTCGAGGCCCTGATTTTAATACAATATTACATTTATTTTGCATCAAACAATATTTTTTTGGATAATTAACACCATATATTTTATTTATTCCTATTAACTCACGATAAGGCAAAATTTTATTTTGTATATTTCTACAATAAGGGCATTTTATTTGAAAACATCTTAAATTATTTCTAATACCATGTTTTTGATTTCGTATTTCGTTATATAAAGGAATATAATTATATTTATGTCCACAAGTTAATTCTATTTTAGTATCATTTAACCTATCACCAGAAATTAAACACAAATTACTATCATCTTCTAATTCATTTTCTAATTCATTTTCTAAATTATTATTTAATAAATTAAAAAACTCTTTATTATTCATTTAATGTTACATATTATATAATTTATTTCTTTATATAAATTATTAACAATATGACTAAATTATGGGGTCCTTCAACCTGGTGCTTTTTACATAGTTTTATTGCAAGATTAGATGAAGATAAATTTGAAAAAAATAAAAATAATATTATTGATTTTATACGAAGTGTATTAGCTAATTTACCTTGTCCTATTTGTAGTGACCATGCTATAAAATACATTAATTCAAAAATTAGATATGTAAATAAAAAAAATGATTTATGTTTATTATTCTATCATTTTCATAATGAAGTTACTAAACGAAATTCTAAATATAAAAAACCAGAATTACCTGATATTGATATTTTAAATATTTATAAAAATAATAATGTGCGAAAAGAATTTAATATTTATTATGAATTGTGGCAAAAAAGCACTAAACAAAGAAATGTTCTATCAATGAATAATACATTTATGAAACATTCATATATTAATAACGCTATAGATTGGCTTAAACATAATAACCATTTACTTGAACAAGGTTCATTTGTACCTTATTAAATTGTACAGTCTGTTTGATTCATTATTAATGGTGTGTTTATTTTTTTTGTAAAACCAAATTCATCTAATGATGTTAATACAATTTCATCATATGATTTATAAAATCTATCTACGTCACGTGTTAGTACATATAAAGATAATCCCTTATCATCTGATACAATAGAATAATCATATAATTCATTTACAATTGGACCTAATTCTAATACCCAATATGGTGCTTCTGGAACTCCATCTAAATTTACTGTTAAATAACCACAACAATCACCATCTTTATAATATGCTTCACCTGTAATATCATCATATTCATTATTTTTTTCATTAATTTGACTATTATAAACAGATACTGTATTTTCATCAATTAATCCATATTGTGCTGTTGAACATCTACCATTACCTTGAAATAATTTATTAAAATTATCCTGATATACCTGATACCATTTACCTAAATAATTTTCAAGATTTAATTCATCTACAGCTTTATATTCTTTACTATACGCAAAACTATTGTTAGCTAATATTAATATTAATAATATTAACAACATTATACTAAAATATATGATATATTTTTTATATTAATTTATAAAAAATATATTTCATGTGTGAATATTATATATTAAGATTCTTCCCATAATCCATCTACCAATCCATATTTTAAACAAATATCAGATTCCCACCATAAATCATGTTTCAAAATCTCATTAAGTTCTTTCTTAGGAACTTCTGTATATTCTTTATAAATATCTTTAATTTTAGCCATTAACTTTTTGTTATTAGCAAAATCATCTTCTAATTCTGCCATTTTACCCCATGAACCAGAAGATAATTGATGAATTAACATATATGCGTGAGGACGAATATATCGTTTTTTACCTGTTACACTCATCAATGTTCCTGCTGAAGCAGTTGCTCCATCAATAATAGTAACTACATCCACTTTACATGAAGTAATTACATCAATTGCTGTAAACGCATCAAAAACTGAACCTCCAAATGAACTAATATGTAAATAAATACATGGCGGTTCAATGGAAAAATTTTGAGCAACATTGAGATTTTCTTTTTCAGTTTTTCTAATTAATTCAGTTAATGTAAATATTGAATTACGATCCACCTCAGCATAATAATAAATATGATTATTTACTTTTGTTACTTTTTGATTATCTTTATTAATTGCACATTGTTCAGTATCATCTTCACTATCATCATTATCAGATTTACTGCTTCCGCTACCATTTTTTGGTACTCCTCCATAATAAATACGTTTTACCATTATAGTTATTTTATTTATATATATTTAAATTGTTATTATTATTATTTTTATCTCAATACAACTATGCGGATTTATAATATATTTTTTATAATTATTTATAAAAAATATATTTTATTTATTATTTAGAAACTGCTGACGCTATTTGTTGACCATTATTATAAACATATACTTTTGTCTCTTTTTGTTCTTTACCTTGAACAGCGGAATTATCAGTATTTGTTTCAACTATATTCCATATAGATGACCACACTAAACCAGCTATACCACCTAATAATAATGCTCCACCAAAACTAGAAAATGATACACTACATACTAGAAAACTATAAATAGCATCTACAAATACAAAAAAACTCAATAAAACTAAAAAAGAAATATTTAAATTATCTCTAAAATACATTTGTAATCCATAATAGGCTAATCCAAATGATGTAATAATATTACTATTTAACATAAAATAATTTTTATAATAATTTAGATGACCACACATACCTTTATTGAATACATTTGATTTCATAGAATTTGATATTGCTTCATTACCAGCAATCAATATTAATCCAAACACAACAAACAATGCACCTTCAATACTTTGATTATAAAATGAATTCATTATTCCAAAAATGAATACAAATACTGGTGATAATAATGCTAATGTCTGCCAGCCATATTGAAATGATTGATATGTTGTTAAACTACTAGTTGTCATATTTGATGGCATTTAACTATATTTTATATATACATTATTTTTCTATTGCAATATCTAAAGCTTCTTTTATTGTTTCAATTGGATGAAATTTAATATTTTCTGTTATACCAGTGCTTTCATATTTTTCTCTAAATTTATCAAAGTCTTCCAAATTTTCTTTTGGAAACATGAACTCTTTTACACCTGCTTCAATACCACCTAATATTTTCAAATCTAATCCACCTATTGCTGTAACACATCCTTGTAAATTAATTTCTCCAGTAATTGCTACAGTATTCTTTATCTTAAGATTATTTAATAAACTATACAATGTTACAGTAATTGCTGTACCTGCTGATGGTCCATCTTTTGGAACAGCACCTTCTGGACAATGAATATGTATTCCTTGTAATTTGGAAGATTCATATTCTTTCATTAAACGCTCTTTTTTAATATCTTTTGTTAAAGACCAAGCTAATGTTTTTGCTACATTCATACTTTCTTTCATTACATCTCCTTGCATACCTGTCAGTTTCAATTCAAGTAAATTATTTGCTAATATATATTTCATTTCTATTGGTATAATACCTCCTTTTCCTAAAGCATTTGCCCATAAACCATTTATTATACCAACAGAACTTTTACTATGTATTTTCTTTGGTCTAATTTTATTTCTTTCTTTCAAATATTTATTTTTAATATCATCTAATGTCAATTCATAAGGCAATACTAAATTATCAATATTTTGTATCAATTCTAAATTTATTTCACCAATAATTTCAAATAATAACTCTTTTAATTTTCTAACACCCGCTTCACATGTATATTTTTCTATTAAATATTTCAATATTTCTTTACTTATAATTATATTACCATCTTGACCCATTTTTTTGTATATTTCAGGTAACATATAATCTTCACATATTGTTAACTTATCATCTACGGATAAATGTTCAAACTTAATACGATGAATTCTATCTAATAATATACGATCCATTAATTCAGGATCATTATATGAAAATATAAATAAAGCTTTTGATAAATCTAAATCAATACCACTAAAATATTTATCTTGAAAAGTATCATTTTGCGTTGGATCTACTAAATGTGTTAATATTCCTATTATTTCACGTCCATTTTCTGTACGACTAATTTTATCAACTTCATCAATAAATATTATTGGATTCATACATTTTGTTTCCATCAATACATCAACAATCTTACCCCACATTGAACCAACATATGTATAATTATGACCATCTAATGTACTACCATTTGATGAACCTCCTATAGCAATAAACGCAAATGGTCGTGGATTTCCGTCTTCGTCTTTCAAACAATGTGATATTCCATGTTTTGCTAATGATGTTTTACCTACACCCGGTGGTCCTTCGAATCCAAAGCAATAACCTGTTTGCTCTCCATTTATCCATTGCCCTACTATACGTTCAACTTGTTTTTTTGCATTTTTATGTCCATATACTGACTTATCTAATGCCTTATTAATATCAATAAAATAATTATTTATTCTTTTACAATTATTATTTATTTCTACTAATTGTTCATCATTGTCATTATTATCTGTATCTTGATTTTTATTATAATCGTATTTTTCATACATTGAACATATATATTCTTTAAATATATCTTCTGTTTTTGATGTTAACACTATCAATAATATATCACGCAAATCATTTAATGAAAACATATCATTATAATAAGGTACTGATTTAATACTTTTGAAATGTGTTAATGTATGTTGAATACTATCTAATATATGTATTACTTCTATTTTTTCAAGATTACTTACAGATTGTATACAATTTATATATTTTTTGTTTAGATCATCAACATTCTTTTCGGCTTTTTGCTTTAAATAATTTTTACAATGTAATACTACTTCTGAACTATTATATTCTTCCTTCTTTGGAACATTATAAATATAAGGATTATAACTTGTATTTAAAAATTTTTGAAATAATGTAATATTTGTTTTTGCTAATTCTAATACTGGCTCTTCACGATATAATCCAAATGGTATTTTCAAAATTCCATCTAAATATTGTCTTGCTTTTGAACCAGAATCTTCCGCTTTTGCCTTCAATTCTCTCAATTTATTCATTGCCTTTTCCTTTACATTATCACTTGTTTTCATAATACATATTCTTTGTTCAAGAGGTAATTCATTTTGTAAATCTGGATTTGATAACTTTGCAGTATATTTTATTGTTTCTCTCATTGCTATTTTAAATTTATTTCTTAAATTAAATGGCAAACTATCAAATATCATCATTTGTTCGTGAGATTCTTCGCTTGTAGTTGAATCAAGAGAGAGAAGATCGTATAATAAATAACATAAAAATTGCAATTCAAAATCATCTGAAAATAATAACATTTGATATATAATATCACGTTGTTCCATTAAATCACTTGTCATGAATTCTCGAGTTATCTTTGATAATGATTTCTTTTTTATCATTTTAATATAATGAATATAACCTTGAAATATTTCAAAATATTGATTGATATCATGTAATAAAATTTCTTTCAAAGATAATGATCTTATATATGTATCAAATACTAATTCATTTTCAAAATTTTCTGGTATTGAATTTATAATTTCCTCGCTTTTTGATAAAATGTATTCATTATTTAAATAGGTAATAGGTATGTCCCTAAAATAACCTTTCATAATCAATGTTTCATTTAATTCATCATTTCTAAAAACTATTTTAACACCATTCATTTTTAAAATAAAACTATCTTTTGATTGTTTTCCTAAATCAAATATATCTAAAGTATTGGCATTTTCAGCAATATTAAAATCTTCAAATATTGAATTTGCATTATTCGTTTTTTTTCCATGTTTATCACTTAATGATGATAATTGTATAGTTTTATAACCGATTGGAACAAAATATTTATTGAACACATCATTGTATAAATCTCGTTTATCATCATCTAAATTATTTACTAAATGTGTTCCAGAATAACATATAAATAATAATTCTTCCATTTTTAAACAACCATATTGTTTCATTATTGTCGAAATATTGTCATTTATACTTTGTAAAGTATCATATAACTCATTATAATCTTCAATTAAACATATACTGGTTCTTACAGTATTATCACATTTAAACATCAATAAATTTAAATCATCGATCACCCCTCCAACATCAGATTGTTTTATTATATTCAAATTTTTTTGATTTTGAATATGTAAATATAAATTTCTTATTATATTTTGGTATTTATCTACCAAAATTACAATCTTTGATATTTTTTCTTCTTCACTAAAATTATTTTCTTCCATATTACAAATTGTAGATTATATATTCATTCCATATTAATTATTTTATTTATTAATGTATTTTTTTTATATTACCAAACAATATAAAAGAATATTACAATTATTTGTAATGGGAATACCTAGCTATTTTGCACATATTATTAAAAATCATATTAATATTATTCAAAAATTAAATTCTTTAAATAATATTGATAACCTATATCTTGATTCAAATTCTATCATTTATGATTGTGTTTACGCTTTTAAAAATGAATATAAAAATGATGATCAATTTGAAGAATTACTATACAAACAAATTTGCATTGTATTGGAAAATATTTTATTAAATATAAATCCAACAAATGTAATAATTGCTCTTGATGGAGTAGCACCTGTTGCTAAATTAAAACAACAAAGAGAACGACGTTATAAATCTTATCTTAATAATAAATTGCTAAAAGAATTTAATATTGAAAATGATTTGAAATGGAACACAACATCTATTACTCCCGGTACAAATTTTATGAATAAATTAAATACTTATTTATCCAATTATTTTAAAAACATTTTTCACGTAAAATGTAAACCTAAGAAAAATATGAATATCATCATTTCTGGAAGTGATAAACCAGGTGAAGGTGAACATAAAATTTTTCAATATATTCGAGATAATAATCATCATAATTTAACAACGTTAATTTATGGTTTAGATGCTGATTTAATAATGCTTTGTATATGTCATGTTAAATATTGTGATAATATTTATTTATATAGAGAAACCCCTCATTTCATTAAACAAATCGATTCCAGTTTAGAACCAAACGAATGTTACTTGTTAAATATATCAAAATTTGCTAATAAAATACAAGAATTACTAACAAATAACCATGTAGAAAATCTTGACTATGATATTTTAAATGATTATATTTTCTTTTGTTTCTTTCTTGGTAATGATTTTATGCCACATTTTCCAACTTTAAATTTAAGAACAAATGGTATTCATATATTACAAGAATGTTATTACAATATTATAAATAAGAATAATATATACTTGACAATAAATAACATTATTCAGTGGAAAAATGTACGTAAATTAGTTGAAGAACTAAGTAAAATGGAAGAAGAATTATTTATTCATGAATATGAAGAAAGAAATAAATTGGAAAAAAAAGTGAATCGCTATAATAATGATGGCATTTCTCAAGATGAAATAATCAAAAATGATATCTTAAATATTCCATTAAAAAATCGTGAAATTGAACATTATATAAATCCAATAGAGAAAGATTGGGAAAAAAGATATTATACTTCTTGTTTAAAAATAGATAAAAACGAAATTAGATTAAAACAATTATGTACTAACTTTTTAGAAGGTCTTGAATGGACCTTTAAATATTATACAAAAGGATGTACTGATTATAGATGGAAATATAATTATAATTATCCTCCATTACTTATAAATTTATATAAATATATCCCTTATTTTGAAACTGATTTTTTCAAAGAGGAAAAAAATAATCCCATTAATGCAAAAACTCAATTATCATACGTATTACCATATGTCTATTTTAATTTAATTCCTAATAGTAACAATAAATTAAAAGAATATGTAAATAATCAATATGATAATATTAATTTATCATGGTCATTTTGTAAATATTTCTGGGAAGCACATTTAATTGCACCAGAATTAAATATTAATCATTTGGAATTATTAACATCACAATAAATAAAATCAAATATCATTAGTTTTAATGTATACTTGTTTTGCTACATTTTTTATAACTTTATCCAGATTTTTATCTTGTTCATTTTCTACACCACCTATACAATTTGAAATTAATTGTAAATATTCACTATTTTTTTCATGAGTTACATTTCCATATTCTGGATTATTATCTACCCAATCTTTCATTTGTAAAAAATTATTATGTTTAATCTCTTTTATAGCATTTACCATATGTTCTTTATCTTGACTTTCTTTCTGCCAAGCGTTGTTATCTTTAACATATAATATTTCTCTCTTTAAATCACTACAATGTATTGGTCTTTTTGTAACATCTAAATTTTGTAATCCTCTTATAAATATTCGCGATATTCCCTCCACAAATCCTTGTGTTCTTGTACATTCTAAATCATCCATTTGTAATTGTAATGATTTAACAAAATCCATCAAATTTAACGCATCTTTACAATGTTCATTTAAAAATATATTCATACTTATTTTATTATGATTTGTTGTATTATTTGTAACATTATCACCAATACGTGGTATCATTTCTTTAATCGTTTCCTGTAATTCATCATTCTTTTTCATCATTGACATAAACATTGATTTATAATTAATATCATCTTCATTATTCTTAGCTATTGAAATATTTTTTTCCTCCTCATTTTCAATATTTTCTTTTTTATATTTACATTTTTTTTCATGCTTCCAATATCCTGCACGTGATTGATATATTTTATTACAATATTGACACGTATAATGGTTTTTGTTTTTGTCATCATCATTTTGACATGATTTGATTAAAAAATCATTGTCATTATTTTGCCCGATTTTTTGCTTAGTACTTTTTGTGTTTCCATTTGTTTCCATTTTATGTTTACGTGTCAAAAGATGCTTGTTATAATTGGACTTATTACAGCATGTATAGTCACAAACAGAGCAGTAGAATTTTAGGTTAGTACTTTGCTTAGTACTTTTTGTTTCCATTTTCCTATATATTGGAAACAAAAAAAGTACTAACCTAGGCCGAAAATGTCATTTTTTATTTTTTCGAGTTGGTAACAACATTTTTTTCGATATTTTTTAATAAACCATAATGGTCTATTTTTAAAAAGTCAAAAAAACCGTCATTTTTTTTTTTGAAAAAAAAATTTGAAATTTCAAAATGGACAATAAATTCTTGTCCTTTTTTAATTCTGAATAATTTTTTTCCAAAAAAAATTCGGGTTCCGATATATTTTAATAAAATAAAATATATATTTAAAAATAAATTTATTATGATAAATAGTAATAATAATTATATGTTATATAATTTACCAATTGAAATACAAGATAATATATGGAATTTTTATTGGATGGATTTATTCAAAGAAAATGTTATTAAAATATTTCATGAATTTGAAAAAAGAATTGAAAAAATAATTTTATTTACAGATTTTTATTTTTTAACATCACAAGAAAATTCCGACAATTTTGATCATATATTTATTGATTATCTTATTGTTGCAAATAATGTATTAAAATATATTGATAATAATAAAAGTTTATTTAAATTTTTTAAAAATAAATACAAAGAATTATTTTTTATTACAAATGAACAAAAACATATTTATGAAGATAAAAAAATTTTAGATGAATTAAAATACATTTCTTTATTTATTATTAGTAGATCAGGATACATGAGATATTATACATACAATCGTTTTGTAACAATATCAACAAAATTTAAAAATATAGATTTAAAATAATTATTTAAAAATAAAATATTTATTTAATAAATAATGTATAATAGAAATACTTTTAAAGAATTTATTTCAACTACAGATAAAAAAATTTTCGTTAAATTAACAGCAAGTTGGTGTGGTCCATGTCAAACTGTTAAACCACATATAGAAAAATGGTTCAATGATTTAACTACTGATGTAAATATTATATGTATTGAAATTGATATTGATGAAAGTGTAGATTTATATGCTATGTTAAAAACAAAAAGATTAGTATCAGGTATTCCAACAATTTTATACTACAATGAAGAAAATTGTAGTTATATTCCTGATGATAGTATAAGTGGTACAAATACTGCCGATATAGATAGATTTTTTTTATCTTCAATAGAGAGTTAAAAATATATAAAAAAATTAATTAAAATCATATATATAGTATTTTATATAGAGTACTATATATGGGGTGTTTTTCAAGTAAAATACATATGACTCAACGAGAGATATCAAAAGATAATGAAATATACATCCTTAGACAAGAACTCGAAGAAAAAAATAAAGAAATAGAACAGCTTATAAATGAACTTCATTCTGTAAATATGAATACCGAAACAACAATAACAAATTTAAGAAAACAAGTAAGTAATATGACTATTACATCATAACCTATACATTACTAATTATTTTTAAAGAAAAATATAATAATTAATAGTATTATGATTACACCATTAATTATTTTAAAAGATAAATTACCTCAAGAATTATTACATATAATACAATCATATTTATCTAATGATATAGCAGAAAAATCGATCGATTTATTTTTAAAAAAAATAACAAAAAGAGAGCAACTATACAATAAATTTATTTATTACAATTATATATTTCCTAATTGTTATTGTTATAGAGTATTATATCCATCAATATGTATATGGTGTTATAAATATATACATACATATGATTACACATATAATTTATGGTATATATCATGTATAAATAATAAACAAATAAATAAATATATTAATCGTATTATTTAATGACTACCACTGCCTCCATATTTAATAGGTTTTAATAATAAACGATTAATTGCTTTATAACCGTGATATAACATGACAAAAATTCCTATCCACATAATTAAATCATATGATGATGATGAAAATTTACTGTAATATCCAATATAACTAACGTATAATAGTGATGGTAATATTAATATATAATGTGACAAATAAACCATATTCCAGTATGTTAAATTAAAATCCAGTTTAGGAAAATCGACTGATATAACAATAGATAATGCAAGTAGTGCTAAAATTATATATATAATTTTAGGTGTTTTTTCCTTCATAAAACCAATATATGCCAATAATAAACCTTGTAAAAATACATGTAATATATTAATTAAATACATTGGTAAATGATCATCTCCATTAGCACTCATATTTTATGTAATAGTATTAGAAAAATTATTTTTGTATAAAAAATAATTACATGTAATTTTAAATTAATTTTCAATCAAATTTCCATTATTATCGTATAATTCCTTACTTATAAATTTGCCATTTGCATGAACAATAATAGTTTTTTTTCCATTTTCAATAATTGTTTTTTTTTCATGTTTAATACCATTTACATAATTTGTTTGTATAGATTCACTACGTGTAAATATATTACTAGGTCTATTAATATGAATATTAAAATTACCTCCGTTTGAAAAACTTGTATTAAAAAATGTATTCGCATTTCGAATATTATTTAAATTTTGATCTTTAAAAATTTTATTAAAAATATCAAATGGATCACTTAAATTTCTAGGCATAGAATTTGCATGAAAATTATTAATATTAATATTATTTTTTTTATTATCATCCAATAAAATTTCATATGCTTCACTAATTTCTTTGAATTTTTTTTCAGCTACTTCTTTATTATTTATATTTTTATCAGGATGCCATTTTACAGCCATTTTTTTATAAGCTTTACGTATTTCATCTTTTGACGAATCATTAGGTATTTCCAATACTTTGTAATATTTATCCATATATTGATATAATAAAAAATCCTTTTAAGTTTTTATTATTTATATGAAAATATCCAATATTTATAATATGGAAAATTTAGATTTGGACATTGAAAATTATAATTTAAAAGATATATTAGAATTATTTAATATAGATTATAACTTTACAGTTGATGATTTAAAACGAAGCAAAAAAATTGTTTTAAAAACGCATCCGGATAAGTCAGGTTTAGACAAAAAATATTTTTTATTTTTTTCAAAAGCATACAAAATGATATACCATATACATGATTTTAGAAATAAAGAAAAACAAAGTAAAAATTATGGAGATCATAAATATTTTACTGATAATATGAATGAAGAGGAACATAAATTAATAATTAAAAATATGAATAATAAAGAAGATTTTCATAATTGGTTTAATAGATTATTCGAAAAGTATTACACAAGAGATGACGATGGTTATGGTGATTGGTTGAAAGGAAATGATGATATTATTGGTATGTCTGGTGGATTTAATGAAATGTCAAACAATATAGATAAAATAAAACAACAGCAAAAAGAATCTTCAATTATAAAACATATAGATTTCGAACAAAATGCTAATTTAAGTTGTGGTTCAACTGAATTATATCAAACAAGTAATAATTACACATCTACAAATAGTTTTGGTTCTATTCAATATAATGATTTGAAACAAGCATTTCAAGAAACATTAGTACCTGTTACAAATGAAGATTATAATAATAAACAAAAATTTTCAACAATACAAGAATTAAATATTTACAGAAAACAAAATGAAACAAAACCATTAAGTGAACAAGAAGTAGAAATATATATGAAAAATAAAGAAAAAAAAGAACATGAAATGAGTACTCGTATGGCATATAATTTAATTAAACAGGGACAACAAAACGAAGAAAAACAAAAAGATTTTTGGAGTACATTGAAACTTATAGGAAATAGTAAATAAGATATTTATTATATCTTTTTTTTATGGTTTAAATATATACGGAAAAAATGAACAAAATAGATTTAACATTAGGAGGATTATTTGTAGTTTTAATATTTACAGTATTAGGACATAGAGCATATAATAAAATAAAACAAGATAAATATGAAGAAGGAAAAAGTGATAGTGAAATAATTAAACAAATATTGATAAATGAAACGCAAATATCAAAAACACATAAACCTATCTTATGGATTCATTTACCATTTGAAAAAAATTCAAGAAATTGGGAAAGTTTTTATTCTAGAAATAACAATGAATTAAATCAACCATATTTGTATTTAACAGCAAAAAGTATTATCGATAACAATTATAATGATTTTCATATATGTTTAATTGATGATAATAGTTTTGATAAATTACTTCCTGATTGGTTTATAAATATGAATTTTATGGGTGAAAATGAAAAGAAAAAATACAGAACATTAGGTATGTTAAAATTAATATATAATTATGGTGGTATGTGTGTACCTGTATCAACATTATGTTTCAATTCATTTAAATCAATGTATAAAAATAATGTTTTTACAGTAGAAACTGTATCAAATAGTATATTAAGCGAAAATATTTTATTAACACCTAATATTTCATTTTTTGGTTCTCCAAAAATGGATAATGTAGTAAAAGATTTGATGTATAAATATGAATTATGTGTAAAAGATTCTAGAGATGATATATTTTTTAGTGGTAAATTTGAAAAACTGTGTTTAGAAAAGGTTAATAGTGGTGAGTTAGAATTAATTAGTGGTAAGTATGTTGGTACAAAAACAGATGATGATAAAATAATAACAATAGATCATTTAATGAATGTATCAAATGATTGTGAATTATCATATTTATCTTTATGTTTACATATTCCAAGTGAAGATATTTTAAAAAGAACAAAATATAATTGGTTCGCAGTTGAAAGTACAGATAATATTGTAACAGGTAATTACATGTTAGGACATTGTTTTGCAAAAATTTATAATTATTAATAATAATATGTATTGTAAATAAAATTTATAAAGCATTATTGCTAATAAGCATTATTGCTAATATCTATATTGCTATTTACTTCATCATTAATATTATTATTAATAGGTTTTTTGATATATATATAATAAATTAATTCATATTTTGATTTTACGTAATTCATTTTAATATTATACAGAATGTCTTTTGATTTACATATTTGTCTTATAATTGTTAAAAAAGATTTAAATGTAATATTGCGTTCTAGATAATGTAGTTTTGACGGTACATAATACGGTTTTATGTTATCAATAAAATTAGTTATTAAATGTTGTAAATTTCCCTTTTTATAACTTTCATTATTTAAAATATAATACATATTTTTTTCATCATAAATAGTAATTTTATCTAATAAATCAACTAATAAATTAAATGGTAATGAATTTTTTATAGTTTTATTCATAATCTGTAATATATATATTAGTTTTTTATTTCTTTTCAAATATTTATATTTAAAAATTTATAATATAAAATCATTATATAAAAATAATATAATATGGCTGGTGGATTACTTAATTTAGTAGCAAATGGAAATCAAAACGTTATATTAAATGGAAATCCTTCAAAAACATTTTTTAAAGCAAAATATTCAAAATATACTAATTTTGGTATACAAAAATTTAGAATAGATTATGAAGGTTTGCGTACATTAAGAATGAACGAAGAATCTCATTTTACTTTTAAAATCAATCGTTATGCTGATTTATTAATGAGTTCATATTTAGTTATTACATTACCAAATATATGGAGTCCTATATATCCTCCTAAAGATGAATTTAGTAAATGGGTAGGATATGATTTCAAATGGATTGAAAATATAGGGACGGAAATAATAAAAGAAGTTACTATTACTGTTGGTGGTCAAGTATTACAAAGATTTCCTGGTTCATATATCCGCAATGTAATTAATAGAGATTACAGAAATAATAATTTATTTAATGAAATGACCGGCAACGTGTTATCATGTAAAGATCCAGCAAATGCGAATGGAAGAGTTAACGCATATCCTTCAACATATTATACAACATCACAAATGGGCGCACAACCATCAATTAATGAAAGAAAATTATATATTCCTTTAAATCCTTGGTTTATGAATAGTAGTAAAGTATCATTTCCTTTAATTGCTTTACAATATGCAGAATTAAATATAAACGTAACATTACGTCCTGTATTTGAATTATTTCAAATTCGCGATGTATTAGATAGTAATAATTTATATCCTTATGTTCAACCAGATTTTACAAGATTAGATATGTTGTTTTATAGATTTTTACAAACACCACCATCAAAAGAATTATTTGACAGTGATTACGAAGATAAACGAACAATATGGAATGCCGATGTCCATTTAATATGTACTTATGCTTTTTTATCTGATCAAGAACAAAAAGTTTTTGCTGAAACTAGTCATAAATTTTTATTAAAAGATGTACATACATATAATTTTAAAAATATAACAGGTTCAAGAAGATTAGAAATAGAAACCAATGGATTAGTATCAAGTTGGATGTTTTACTTTAGAAGAAGTGACGTAAATATGCGTAATGAATGGTCTAATTATACTAATTGGCCTTATGGTTGGGTACCTTACAATGTTGAATTTCCTCCTGTAGAAGATGGATACAAATATCCAAATTATGATGTATCTCAAAATTTCTTTGAAAGTTTTTATGCAAATGGTTTTGGACCAGCTATTCAACCAGATAATACAGCATCTAATATTATGATAACCGGTGATTTTAAATACGACAATGAAGAAAATATATTAAAAGAAATGGGTATTATTTTTGATGGAAATTACAGAGAAAAATTAATGAATAGAGAAATATATGAATATATTGAACCTTATCAAACATCTCATGATCCTCAATTTGTACCAGGTTTATATCACTATAATTTTTGTATAGAAACAGATAATAAAAATTATCAACCAATGGGAGCAATCAATTTGAATAAATTCAACAAAATTGAATTAGAATTTACAACACATACACCAGCTTTGGATTCAAGTGCACAAGTATTAACAGTATGTGATCAGTCGGGAAATGTTATTGGTGTAAATAAACCAATATGGAATATATATGAATATAATTATGATTTAATAATTCATGAAGAAAAATATAACATTATTACTGTAGAAAATGGAAATTGTGGTTTAATGTATGCCAGATAAAAAATAAACATTAAGTTTTATATTAAGTTTTATATTAAGTTTTATAATCAGTCATTTATAAATTTTTAATCGTTTGATGGTTGTACACGTTCTATTTTAAATGACGAAACAACTGGGACAATATTTATTGAATTATTATTATTATTATTATTACACTCAAAACATTGTAAATTTTCTATAGTGCTTTCCAAAGATGAGTCAGAGTCATTTCTTGTAAAACTATTATTATTTTGATTTAAATTTATTGGTCTTACGGAATTATT